GTCAGGCTGGCCTGCGTGAATACGACAGGCGTCAGGCCGTCTTCGGGGATGTTCGGCAGCGAGTCAGCGAAGTCCTTGAACGCCTTGGGGCCGTCAGCGGCCTCACCGTCAGCGGGAACGACGAACACATGAGTGCTGCCAGTTGGGGTGTAATTCTCAGGCATCTGAGTCCTTCCAGCAGGCAGGTTGCCTGCTCATTGTAGGCGTAACGGTCATGCGAAAGCGCCCAGACACACGGGCTGGTCGTAGACGTAGACGATGAGGACCACCGCGCCCACCGCAGGGGCAGGGGCCAGGTAGCGAACCAGCGGGACGGCTTGGCCGTTCAGTTGCACCGTCACCGTGGAAGCTTCAGCGGAAACGACTACGCCCGTGCGGTACGGGCTGGTCGGGGCCGCGCCCAGAACGTCAACAAGTCTCATCCTTCGACCACCTTCGACACGGTGCGGGTGCGGGCAGTCATCGGGGCGTCAGCGCCCAGGCCAATCGTCAGCGAGTCGATGACATGCCTCTCACGGCTACCAGGGAACTCCACCTCGATTACGTCACCAGCGTCCAGGCCAGGATGCGGAACGGCTGACAGGTCCAAGGTTCGGGGCAGGCCCGCGTACTTCCCCAACATTCCCTGCCCGACCTCGATCGCGTTCGCCTCGTCCTTGATGAACTGGGAGGAGTAGAACTTGGGGCGATGCCCGAACGGGCCGTCCCAGAACGTCGGTGAAGTGGGGTCATCGTCCTTGACGACGACGTGAACCACGGCGGATTCCGCGTCAATCTGCTCCCCCGAGACGACTACCGCGTTGTACGTATCCAGGCGGGTGATCTCCACCGACGAGGTAACCATGTTCACGCCCGTACTGATCTTGAACACGGGGTCCGTGTCGATGGTCGGGAGAGGGCTGATCGTGAACCGTCCCGACGGGTCGAAGTACGCCACCGCACCAATGGAATCCGTAAGCTTGTCGATGGCTTCCCACCGCTCACGGTCCCAGGTGACGGGCCACATGGCCAGGTCCTTCGTCGTGTTATCCACGACCTCCAAGCCGTCCACGGAGTCATTGACGATGAACGCCAGTTCCCCCTTCACCGTTTCGCCACGGGAGTTCGTCGGTGATAGGAAGCGGTCGTCCTGGAGCATGATGCCTCGGTCTGAGCCGCGCAGTTGGAACTTCTGGCCAGGGCGTGACAGGCGCACCGTGTCCACGCGGAATACGCCTAACGGCACCCACTCCACCTCCTCATCGGTGAAATGGATGCCCCGATACACGGCCACCTCGGACCCGTTCGGCATCCCTGGGGCCAGCAGGCTCGTCGGAAGCTGGGGAAGGCTCAGTTCCATTTCGCAGGTGCGGCGAATCTGGCTGGAACCATCCACCGACACGGAGCCGCCAGCCACGCGAACGTCCTCGTAGGCCAGTTCACCGTTCTGCCAGACGTCTACCCGCGTAGCGATGCGGTGGCTCTGCGTGACCGCAAGGCCGAACCGATCAGACACCTTCCACATGGGGTCACCAGCCGAATCGTGCAGGGGTCAATGCGCGGGAAGCTTCAGGCCCGCCAGGGAGGACGGGGGTGACGCCAGGGACGTCAGCCCAAGTGTCGTAATCCACGGGCAGGTCGCCCCAGGTTTCACCCGAGGTGGCCAGCTCGCCCCAGGTTTGGAAGTCGATCTGTTCCGTGCCACCAGCGGGCCAGCCGATCTCAGCAACGGCCAGTACCCAGCGGCGGGCCTGCTCACGGGCGTAGGTGATGATGCGCTGCTCATCCACGGACTCCACGACGAGGTACTGCTTACCGACGCCCTCGTCCTTCGGTGTGAGGAAGCACAACGGTTCGCCTGACTTGAGGATTTCCCAAAGGCGGTAGCGGGCTCCGTCAGTCATGGTGAGGAGCGTGAGGACGCCCTTCGACATACCCATCGGTGCGGTGACTGCAATACGGTCAGCGCGGTTCAGGACGTCGAATGTGGCGGTCTTACCTTCCCGCCTGAGCGTCGGGTACGACTCCACCCAGATCGGCATACCAGCCAGGGGTCGGGTCACGGGCCGCAGCCAGTCATCCTTCACCCCAGTCAGGACGGTCTTGGCTGTTTCCGTGGCGATGGCGTTGTGGTCCGCGTCGTAGCCGATGAGCGTGTACGTCAGGTCCAGGCCGAACGGGGCCTCGAAATCCCTCGCCCCCAGTACGGACTCCCCTACCCAAGGGTTAGCCCACCTGACAGCCTCAGTCACACGACCGTCATGGCGGGTAATCTGCAACGTCACCGCCCCAGGGATCGACGCCTTGATGACGACCGACGCCGTCGTGGGGTCTGCTTCCAGTACCAGCATTAGCGCCTCCCAAGGGTGAGTGAGCGTGCCAAGTCATCGTTCGATGACCCGACTTCAGTGCGAACGATCTCCGTCAGTTCCGTCTCCCCGATGAACACCTGAATCGTCGGGTCAAGAACGCCACCATCCATCGCCATCGTGGGGGCGTAGACGCGCTTCATGAACGCCGCATCAGCCGCCAGGGTCGAGAACGGGTCAGCGAGGGTGTTCCCGACACCAATGTTGAAGCCATCTCCAACGTCCTCACCAATGCCGATGAACACGCGGGACGGGGAGTGGGAATCCAGCGACTTGCGGGCCGCCTCGATGTAGGCATCCACTTCAGCCTTGAACGCGCCCTGCTTGCTCTTGAAGCCGATGATCATTCCGTCGCCCATGTCAGCGCCGACCTTGACCAGGCGGGCCTGCTCCTTGGCGATCTTCTTCTCCAGGCCAGCCAGCGCGGCTTCCGCCTGGAGGACGCCTGAGCCCTTGGCGTTGGCGGCCATGCTGTCAGCCACCTTGCCTGCCCAGATGTTGTTCTCGGACAGCTTCGTCACGATGGTTCCAAGGAGGGCGGTGGGCTGACCGTCGGTACCGATGAGTTGCGAGGCCAACTGGGCTCCCGCCTGCGGCCCCATCTGCATCATCTGCTGCATCAGGAGTTGGCCGCCGACACTATTCGGCCCGAACTGGGACGCGATGGCGTTCGACACGGCGCTCATGGCGTTGCCGTACAGGTTCGACTGGGCCAGAAGCTTGTCGAACTCGGCCTCGAAGGTGGTGATGCCCGCCTTCGCTGCGTCGTACGCGGCCTGGGCTTCCGCCACGCGGCTTCGGTCGGAGTCGCTGGCGTCAGGGCCAGCCGCGCCCCGCTGGGCCTCCTGGAGGCTCTTGTAGGCGTCGTCAGCGGCCTTCACCGTCGCGTCAGCGGCGCTCTGGGCGTCAGCAACGTTCACGCCGCCCGTGATGGCAGACATGGCCTCGTTGCGGTAGTCCTTCCACGCCTGGACCGCGTCATCCAGGGCCCTCTTGTTCGTTTCTACCCACTTGTTGATGCGGTTCTCGCTGGCAGTTAGCGCCGCCTCTAGTTCGGAGCGCATCTTGTCGCTGACCTTTCCCATGTCACCCAAGCCGAGCGCGAAGCCGTCCACGACGTCGCCACCGATCTTGATGAACACCCTGGACGGTGAGTGCGAATCCAGCGTTGTCTTAGCGGCGTTGATCGCGCTCTGGGCGACGCCCGTAGCCGCAGCCTGGACGGGAACCTGGCCGTTACGGATACCGATGGCCATGCCGTCAGTCATCGCGGTACCCAGCGCCGTGCCCGAAGTCCTCATACGGCTGGCGGCCATCGGGTCCTTCATGGTGGCGATACCTGAATCCACCAGGCCCTTGCCGATGCGGGTGCCTTCCTTCTCGATGGTGTCAGCGGCGTCCGTGATGCCCTTGGAAGCGTTCTTCTTGAAGTCGGCAACGGCCTGCTTCGCTGTAGCAAGCTTGTCGCCCAGGCCAGGCACCCAGGAGAACGCGGTGGCGGCGGACTCCACGATGTTCTCCGCCATCCACAAGAACGCATCCACCAGGGGGCGGGTCACGTTGCGAAGGATGAACGGGGCAAGCTTCGCGCCAGCCTGAATCAGGTTGCCGATGGCGAAGATGATGAGGCCAATAGCGCGCCCAAGTACGTCAGCCAGAACCGTAGCCACGGCCTCAATCACGGGGATAAGGGGCTTCAGGATCGGCATGATCGCCTTGAACAGGACATTGACAAGTTCACCGAGCGGGGCCAGGAGCGTGCCGACTATCGCCAGCAGCGGGGCGATGGCGTCCACCAGGACCAGGATCAGGTCAGCGGCCACCATGAGAATCGGCGCGGCGGCATCCAGAATGGTGAACACCAGGTCGCCAAGCGGGGCCAGGATAGGCAGTAGCGCTTCCAGGAGTCGGCCCAGAACCTCCCCGATCTTGCCCAGGAGCGTTCCAACCAGCGGGCCAACCTTGGACCCGAGTTCCGCAAACACCTCCAGGATGGGCTGCAAAGCGGCCACCAGCGGCCCCAGGGCCGCCGTCAGGCCAGTCAGTACGGCGCTGGCAATGTCACCCAGAATCTTCGCCACAGGGGCCAGCACGGGCGTCAGCGCGCCAATCGCAGGGCCGAGCGCGCCGAGCGCAGGCCCCAGGCCCGTAATGACACCTTCCAGGGCCTTAGTGATGGGCGGGAGGGCGTCCTTCAGGCCCTGCATCAGCGGTACCGCAGCCTGGGCAAGCCCCTGGCCAACGGTGTCCTTCAGGGTGGAGATCATGCCCGCGAACGTGGCCGACTGCTTATCCATCATGCCGACGACGCGCTGCGCTGACTTACCCGCGCCGCTCTCGATGGCCTTGAACACGTCCTCGACCTTGACCTGGCCCTTGGTCACCATCTTCGCGATCTCCTGCGGCGACTTGCCCAGGGATGCTGCGAGAGCGTCGGTGGCGTTCACGCCAGCCTCCGACAGCATGTTCATCGACTCAGCGGTGACCTTGCCCGTGATCTGCATTTTCTGGAGCGCCGCAACGGAACGGTTGATCCCGTCCTGGCCCGTACCGACAGCCGACGTCGCATCACCGATGCGGGTCATCAGCGGGATAATGTCCTTAGCGGCAGTACCCGTGGCCAGAAGCTTGCTGGCGGCCTCCCGAAGGCCAGGCAACTCGAAAGGCGTCTTGGCCGCAAAGTCGTTCAGTTCCTTCATGAAGCCTTGGGCCTTTTCGGCGGAGCCAAGAAGCTTCGTAAACGACACCATCGCCGTTTCGTTAGCCATCGCGGCCTTCACACCGAACGCGGCGATAGCGCCACCAGCGACAGCCGCGCCAGCCCCCAGGCCAAGAAGGAGGCCCCCCGCGCCCTTCATCCCCTTGGAGAACTTGGACGCGGAGTTCCTGCCCGCTTCCTCGGAGTCGCGCTCAATCTTGCGCTTCAGCGCCGTCGTATCAGCGGTGACCTTGACGCTCAGTTCGCCAACGGTACTCATCTGATAACTCCTTCTACGCCGCTGAGGGCTGCTTCTAGATCAGCCCAACTGGTTTTCTGTTTCTGGTCCTTGGCCCCTGGCCGCCACACGGGCTTCGGGGGCTTCGGCTTCTTCTTGCTGTTCACGGCCACCTGTACCCAGGCGACCTGGTTCACTGCATCCACCACCTGAGCCATCAGGTACGCCTCGTTCGTCCATGAGGCGGGGCCCTGGTCCTTATGCCACGCCCCCAGCGGGAGCCTCTGTAGAAGCACCCACACCCTGCGGGGGGTGGCCTGCTGCGGGTCTACGCCGTAAACACGCAGCAGGCACTCCTCCACATCGGGGTCGAACATGGCCCAGGAGGCGGCAATCAGTTTCCCGAGTTCCCCACACCTGCGTCGTCGCCCAGGGCGTTCATCAAGTCCTCAACGTCACCGCTGGTGGGCTTGTTCGCCATGAACTTCTCCATCTGGTCAGCGCCCAGGATCATCTCCAGGGCCCCCACCATGTCGCCGTCCCCGAGGGAGCCCATGACCTCGATGGGCCACTCCTTCGCGGGCAGGCAGGTGTAGGACCTTCCGCCGAACTTGAACTTGAACCCCACACCAGCAGCTTCCTTGCGGGCTGCGCGGGCGGCGTCTAGATCGAACGCACCAGCGGAAGCCCCCCGTCGGGCGGTCATGCCGTGGTCGCCTTGGCCGCTACGGGCGCGACGGTGGCCGAGCCCTTGATGATGTTGCAGAGAACGCCAGCATCATCCATCGCCATGAGGGTGACAGGCAGGCCAACTGCGCCCGACTGAGTGATCTCAATGTCGCCAGCCTCGCTGAGGGTCGCACGCGGGAAGTGGTAGCGAACGACGTTGTCGCCGTCCTTCACGTCCACGAGGATCGCGTGGTTCACGACGTCCGAGTCCGAACGAACGGTCATGCTGAACGCGCCAGCAGTCTCGGTCGGGGTCTCCCCACCGAAGTAGAGGGCCACGTTCTGCGCGCTGAACTCCAGCATGGTGAAGTCCACCGTCAGCTCACGGCTGGTGATGATGGTGCGGACAGGGCTGCGGCTCTGCCACGGGGTGATGTTCTCCGAGTTAGTGGAGGTGCCGAAAGTGACGCCATCCTCGCTCAGGTAGCCCAGCGTGGTCCACGCAGCGGCAGGCGCGGTGCTTGCGTCTGTCGGTGCAGCGGTGCCCACGGGGGCGATGTAGATGCCAGGCCCATTCGACGTGCCGATAAGCACGGCGTCGGGGTTGAGTGCTGTCGATGCAGCCATGTTCCTTCTCCTTTATCCGATGCCACGCATAGCCCGAACGGCTATGGAGGTCCTAATGACGTAGCGAGGAGCGCCGTCCTCATCGGGAGCCCACATGGGCCCCATCTCTACGTCGCAACGCCCGACCAGGGAGGTCGGGTCAAAGGGCAGGCGCACCAGGCGCTGCCTCGCTTCATACGCACGGTCACGGGCGCGCTTCTTGCTGCTGGCGCGCACATCAACCTGAATACCAACAATGTCCTCAACGTGGGGCCAGGGAAGCTGGGAGTCGTACGCCCAGCAGGTGATACCGCCGAGGTCTTTCAGGGCGGAGTAGGTGATGGCCTCAACGTCGGGGGTTTCGGGGGCGTGGCTCATCCGTACTTCACCTTCGCCTTCGCCAGGGCAGGCCCGAGGTGCGGCTGGGCCTGCATCTTGGAGGTACCGAACTCCACGAACATGGCGTAGTTCACGTTCGTCCCGACGAGGAACACCTGGGTCTTATCGGCGGGGCTGGATTGCGGCTGCGTGACGTAGGAGCGGCGCAGGTTGCCCGTATCGACGGGGCAGCGCATCTTCGTGTCACGCTCGATTTCCAGCGCGGCACGGAAGGCGACCTCGCGGGCGGTGGAGTGGATGGGGCCCTGGTTCGTCCAGGTGAAAGCCGACTTAGCCATTAGCGACCACCTCAGACACCGTGGCGACCCAGCAGTCAAGCTCGCCCGTTCCTCTCGGGTCCTCTGTGAAGTGGACTGCTTGGGCTCGCCAACTTCTTCCACGGGTGACCAGGACGTCGCCAGGCTGAACCTCGCTGGTCAGGTAGGCGGTTCCGAGGCGGCGGTGCATCGGGTCGGCTTGGCCGTAGCCGCCTTCTTCCGACTGGCGGGGCGAATCAGCGGGCGTGCCTTCCTGGAGGGTTCCCTTGACTTCCCCAAGGTCGGTGAACGCCTGGTCCTCGGCCCAGCCGTGATCGTCCAGGGTGCGCGAAGGGCGCATCACCTGGAACGAGTCAGGCTGGATGAGGACGGTCATGGACTACTCCGTCACCACGGGTGCGTCAGCGGGGGCATCGGCGGGCGCGTCAGCAAGCGCGTCGGCGGGAACCTCGTCAGCGGCAGCGACCGTGAACGGCAGCGTGGCCGACTTCGCGTCCGAGTAGCCGACAGCGATGGTGTGAGCGCCAGCCGCGACAGTCGCCAGGTTCAGGTTGAACGAAGCGGCAGTAGCGGTAACGCCAGTAGCGGCTCCAACGTCAGTTCCGTCCAGGTACACGCGCAGGCCCGTGGCGAACAGCGTGCCAGCGAATGTCACGGCAACAGTGCCACCCGTGACACCCGTGTTCGGGGTGACCGTGGTCAGGGTCGGCTTCGCGTGGGCGACAGACACCGTGCGGCCATTCGACTGGACCGAGTTGGCGGGGACGCCGACCTTGAACTCGTAGGCCGTGAACGGGGCGTACTGCGACTTCGGCAGGGACACCGTGGCGCTGGTCGCTGACACGAACGTGAACGGCACCGATGCGAGGCTGCGGGTCACCGTCATGTTCGGGGTGAACTCCGTGCCAGCGAGGGTAATCACCATCGGGTCGGTGATGGACTCCCAAGCGGGAGCAGCAGGCGTGACAGACACCATCGTCGGGTTCGTTGCGGTTACGACCAGGTTCTTCGCTGTGGTGAACGTCTCACCCGTCATGCCGACCTGGATGGTGTACGTCTTGGCGACAGAGATCAGTGAGCGCGGCACCGACAGGTGCATCTCCGTAGCGGAGACGAACGTCATCGACCGCAGGGCCGTGCCGTTGTCAATGTTCGCCACCATGCCGTCACGGAAGTTCGTGCCCTTCAACACCACGATGGTCGGGTCAGCCATCATCTGACGGTTGATCGACGCGGGGGTCAGGCTGGTCAGGGTCGGGTCAGCAGGCGGGGCAGGCGGCGGCGGGGTAACAGCCGTCACCAGGATCGTCTTAGCGGTGGACAGGTAGCCGACGTAGCCGACCTGAATCTGAAGCGACGAGTCGGGCGTGAACGTGTTGGCGGGGGCGGTGAACGTCACCTCAGTCGGGGTAACGAACGTGACAACGCCCACCTGGGCACCGTTGATGAACACCGACTGGTCAGCCTTGAACCCTGAGCCGTTGATCGTGATGACAGTCGCGGAGCCAACAGCGTCACCGCTGACCACGCTGGGGGTCACGGTCGTGATGTTCGGGGCGACAATGGCTGGCTGCTCAATCGGAGGGGCCACATTCGACGGCACGATGCGGTCAGGCAACTGGATCTCGTAGTCCTTCAGCGTCGGCTGGTCGGGGGCGAGATACGGGGTCATGCCGTAGTTCGGAGAAGCTGCGGTCACGTAGTCGCCGTGCGAGTCGTAGCCAGGGATCGGGGTCGTGCCGTGGCCGTCGTTCAGGGCGTCAATGTCAGCGTTCACAGGTGCGGGAGCAGCCTTCGTGGTTTTCTTAGCGGCCATCAGTAGTTCTCCAAGTCGTTCGGGCCAACACGGCCAGCCAGAAGGTTGATCTGCGCCCTACCCGTTTCGGGCATGGGCGGTGAGTCGTAGGTGTGAACGAAGCGGGGGTCCTTGTCCCAGCCCCAGCGGTAACCGACAGCGACGTTCAGGTTCTGGCCCCGAGCCCTGGACCGATGCCAGTTAGCGCGGGCGAACGCCGTGGAAGGGTTCATGCCCGTGCCAGACGAAGCTGACTGGCTCGTCGTGTAAGTGATGGTCTGTGAGCCCGTAGACACGGACTGAACTTCGCCGCCAGCGATGACGCCACCCGAGCCACTAGCGCCAGAAGCGCCCAGCTCCAAGGTCGCTGCGTAGTATTCCCACGCCTCAGCCGCTGCCCCGTGGTTGTCGTACGGATGCTCAGCTGCGATCTCGTCCTTGACTTCCTGGGGTAGATCCGCAGGCATCCAGTCTTGGGGCGCAGCCATCGCTTCCTTCTTCCGTCAAGAGGGGTGGTGAGTGGGGGCCAGCCACGGGGGGCACAACCAGCCCCCACTCACCGATTCGGGTTCCCGTACTACGGTGCCTTCGGGGTGAGGGCAGCAATCGGGAGGACGCCAGTCGGGTTCTCCAGGCTGGCGGGGTTCGCCAGGGTGAAGCCGACGCGCATGACGGCGCGGATTGCGATGGAGTCGCGCTCCGCAAGGTTGCCGAAGCCAGTCAGCGAAGCCTCGGTGAGGATCTTCGTCTTGACGTCGCTACGGAGGCCGATGATCGCGCACGAGTCATCGACTGCGATGGCGTCAGCCTTGGTCTTGTCCCAGCCCAGCGGGTAGGCAGCGGGAACGCCGTAGATGGAACCGACGTTCGGGTTGCCCTCGGTCGGGACGTAGATGGACGAACCGTTGCCGTCCTTCATGCCACGCAGGGTGGAGCGGAGGCTACGCGACGCGAACACGTCGGTAACGTCGTTTCCGATCTCCTCAACGGCGCTGAACAGTGAGTTCATGTCGTCGCCAGGGTTGCCCGAGCCTTCAACCTTTGCGGCTGCGGCGAACAGGCCGCCCACGGGGAACGTGGTCGGTGCGCCCGTGCCGAAGAACACGGCTGCGTCGAGGACGCGACCGAACTCCTGCACGATGAGGTCGATGGTGCGCTGAACAACGTCGATGCTGGCGTCAGCGATGACGTTCTCGTCGATCGGCACGATGACCGCAATCTCCTCAGCGGTGAGAAGCTTGTTGGCCCATGCTGCCTCAGACTGCGGCTTGACTGCCTGGCTGGCGTTCAGGAACGCAGCGGTCGGCAGAGCAGAGAGGACGGGGATACGGGCGGTCTTGGTTCCCATCGGAACCACGGTGAGGCCCTGAAGCGCAGCCGACTTCTTCGGAAGCGCGTTGATGAGTTCGCCAGCGAGAGCCTCGTCAAAGAGGGCTTCTGCGTCTGCCTGAGTGATGCCGTCTACGGCCATGAGTTTTCTCCTTGTGAGTGGCCCATGCCGCGAGGCGGATTACCCCTTGGCGAGTAGGCGCAACAGTTCGTTCGGGTCAGGCTTCGCCTCGGGAGTCGGGGCCGCCTGGCCCTTCCTGGCATCCGTCTTGGTGCCAGCGGGCTTGAACAGCGCCTTCATCCGTTCGGCATCTTCACGAAGCTCCTCCTCGGTGGACCCGATGAGTCGATCCGCGAAATCTGCGGGCAGCCCCTCAGCGAGAGCGACCCGATACTTAGTGGCGGCGACTGTGGCGGCCTCAGCTTGCGCGATAGCGTCAGCGAGAGCCTTGTCCTTGTCGGCTACCTGATCGGGTGACACCATCTGCTCGATCTGCTTGCGCAGGTCTGAGAGTGCCTGGGCGTCCTTCTTGGCGCGGCCTTCCCACTTGCGGGACATGGCTTGCCAGTCGGTGCCTTCGCCCTGCGGCTCAACGGCGGGTGTCTCGTTCTCGCCCTGCGGCTGGTCTTGCGTTACTTCTTCAGAACCATGCGGCTCAGTCATAGTGTGCCTCCCTGTGGTCAGATTGTCCACTATTGGTGGTCAGCGTGTCCAGCCCGACACGCCGTTAGTCAGTCAGGGGCGGGAGAAGCTCGGGCGTGTACCCAGGGGGCGTCATGGTGGCCACATCCAGGATGTATTGCTGCTGGAGTTCAGGCGGCCAGGTGTCGTACGCCCTGGGGAGCATCGTCACGGAGTCGATGGGGGTTTGCCATAACTCATCTTCCATCGAACTTCCCCACTTCCTCGGCGATGATGTGAACGCCCCTGGGGGTTTCGTGTACCTCCAGGACCTTGAGTTTAGACCAGACGATGATTTCCTGTTCCCGCTTGACACGGGTGAAGCCTTCGACTGGATAGCCGCTGGTACCGCCGCGAACCTCGACGAGGATGGAGCCAGCGCGGTCCTCGCCGCCGAACCTGCCTGACGCGACGCGGCGGTCAAAGGAGTGGGACCAGCCGCCCTGCGTATCGAGAATCTGGCCGATCTGGGCCTGGTTCTGAACGTAATCCCAAGCGGCCTTCTTGGAGCGCATGTCCATGCCTCGGTAGGTGGTGGAGGCGTACATGGGGGCGTTCTTGAACCAGGCCTCCACCTCGTCGTTGCGGGGCTTCTTTTCGGCCTTGTTGTACCAGCCCTTGACGTAGTTGCTGGTGTAACTGGTGATGTATTCAACGATCTTCTTCGCGTCGCCGTGGGCGGTGATCTTGGCGGGTAGAAGCTTGCCGTCAGCGGCCCCGTCCCACGCTTCCCGCCATTCGGCGTCGGTGACGTCGTCGTAGGGCGACTTGGATGGGTCGAGTTTCTTAGCTTCCCAGCCCTTGGCGGTGTCGGCTTTCGTGGCGCTGGTGGCCTTGGGTACGTCGATGACCCATTCGGGGCGTTCGATGCCTGGGAGTTTGACGTTGCCCTCTTTGGCGGCCTTGTTGAGGGCGGTAGTGGAGTTGGGGCCAGCGCCCGTGTTCGTGGGGTTGTGAATCCACTTGTCGCCGTCCCAGGTGAACGTGTCGCCCTTGTAGGTGCCTGTGACCTTCTCGCCGACCTGGGTAACGGTGGTTCCTTCGTAGGACCCTGACGCGGTCTTGGGGGTGCCGCCAGGCTTCCCCTGCGGCTCGCCCTTGATGAGGCCCTTGTAGGCGAGGTCGTCGTCCAGCGCCTTCGTGACGACGCTGTTGGCCTT